CGTTGACAAAAGATTATAGTGAATTAATGAAACATAATATGATGAAGAGTAAAAAATAATGCCAGAAAATGTAAACGTAACCAATAACCCATCTGTCAGACATATTAATGAGGATGAGGATTCATTCTTTGGGTGTACATTTCCATTAACATATAAGGGAGATAATGTTGGATTTTTTCCAAGAGCCCAAACAGTCAAGGAACAAGCATTTTCTAATATTAAAAATTTATTGTTAACTCAAAAGGGTGAACGTGTCGGCCAACCTAATTTTGGTAGTAACTTACCATCATTATTATTTGAACAAGTTGGTGAAGATTTAGCTGATGGGATTGAAGAAGCAATCCACGAAGCTTTAGAAACATGGTTACCTTATATAAAAGCACAAAATGTTTTTGTGGTACAAGATAAACAAAACCCAAACCAAGTAGTGGTTACTTTAGAATTTGTCGTAACTGTCGATGACCCTGATTCACCAGAAACGATAACATTCAATTTTAACTCAGGAGGATAATAATGGCTAATGATGTAGATTATGGGCTAAATAATAAAAAAGAAAAAAGAGATATTAGATATATCGGTAGGGAGTTTTCGTCCATAAGAGCTAATCTATTAGAATACGCTAAATCTTATTATCCAACTGCATATAATGATTTCAATGAATCTTCACCAGGAATGATGTTTATTGAAATGGCTGCATATGTTGGTGATACATTATCTTTTTATATAGATACACAATATCGAGAAACACTATTACATGCTGCGGAAGAAAAGAAAAATATTTATAAGATTGCACAATCATTTGGGTATAAACCAAAACTATCTCATCCAGCATCAGTACTTTCAGAAATAACAATTGAAGTACCAGCAGAAGATGATGGTACAGATGTATCACCTGATTTAGATTATGCATTAATGGTTAACGCTGATAGTTTATTCTCATCTAAGACAGGTAGAACTTTTAGATTGTTAGATGATGTTAATTTTAAAACATCTTCATCACTCGATTCACGAGTAGAAAAAATATCACAATATGATAGTGAGACACCAACACACTTTACATTAACTAAAAAATGTTTATTAGAATCTGGTACAAAAACTTCCGAGAATTTTACATTTGGTGCAGGAGTTAAATTTGATAAAGTTATTTTAAGTAAAGAACGAATAATACAGATTTTAAGTGTGGTTGATGATGATGGGAATACTTGGTATGAAGTTCCTTTCTTAGCACAAGATACAGTCTTTTCATCAACAGAAAATAATGCAACAACCACGCCGGATGTTTCTGCTAACGCTGCAGATGCACCTTATATGTTAAAGTTAATTAAAACTGCAAACAGATTTACAACCTATACAAGAAGTGATGGTAAATCAGAATTACGATTTGGTGCGGGAACATCAACAAACGCAGATGAAGAATTAGTTCCAAACCCAGATAATGTTGGTTCATCATTAGGAACTGGTGTTAGTAAACTTGATACATCATTTGACCCAAGTAACTTTTTAAAAACAAAAGCATTTGGACAAGCACCAAGTAATATTACATTGACTGTAACTTACACTTATGGTGGAGCAATAGAAGATAATATTCTTACTGGTGAATTAAAAAACAACGATAGTCTTTCTACTACATTAAATGAAGAGGGATTAGATTCTGATAAAGTTGGTGACACAAAAAATAGTATTAGTATTACAAATAAAGAACCTGCTACTGGTGGAAGTGGTGGAGAATCACCTGAAGAAATTAGACAAAATGCTTTAGCATATTTTAATTCACAAAATAGAGCAGTTACTAAAGATGATTATGTAACAAGAGTTTATTCCTTACCACAAAAGTATGGTAACATTGCTAAAGTACATATTGTACAAGATGAACAATTAGAACAGAACACACAAACTATTGTAAAGGGTGGTAAGATTGTTAGAGAGAAAAACATAACAACAATACCTAATCCATTAGCATTAAATATGTATGTATTGGGATATGATAGAAATAGAAAGTTAGTTGCATTGAATGCAGCAGTTAAACAAAATCTTAGAGTTTACTTATCACAATATAGAATACTAACTGATGCAATAAATATTAAAGATGGTTACACAATTAATATTGGTGCGAGATTTTCAATTATTACTCAAAGAGGATTTAATAAAAATTTAGTACTATTAAAATGTATTGATGCCGTAAAGAATCATTTTAATACTCAAAAGTGGCAAATTAATCAACCAATTATTTTAAGTGATATTGCTTATGTAATATCGTTAGTTGATGGAGTTGCAAGTGTTGTTCCACCTGAAGATGATAATCCACAAAAACAATTGGTGGTTATCGAGAACAAGTGGAGAACCGAGAATGGATATAGTGGACATGTATATGATTTACAATCAGCAACAAAAGATGGAATCATTTACTCATCACTTGACCCAAGTATATTTGAACTTAAATACCCGAATTTAGATATCGAGGGTAGAGTAGTAGGAGATATTTAATGTTTTATTTTGAATACCCAATAACAGATACAACAATTTATCAAGGCAATATCACATCGTCAATCAATACAGGTTTAGATGAGATATTAGAGGTTTCAAAAAATGTTAATTCTTCAGGTACAACAATTAGTGTATCAAGAGCATTATTAAAATTTGATTATAGTTATATATCATCATCAGTACAGAGTGGAATAATACCAGTTGGTGCTAAATATTTTTTAAACTTATATGATGCAACTTCAACAGAACTTGCTACCGAACAAACTTTAGAAACCTATATGGTTAGTGGAAGTTGGACTGGTGGAACAGGAACATTAGATAGAGACCCTGTATTGAGTGATGGTGCTAGTTGGAAGTATCGTGATAATGATACCGAGAAAACTGAATGGGTTAGTGGTAGTACAACACAAGGTGGTACTTGGTACACTTCAAGTTTAGATAGCTCATATAATGTTTCATCATCATTTGATTTAGTTTATGAAACCCGAGATATAAGAATGGATGTAACAGATTTAGTTAAGAATCATATCTATTCAAGTTCAGTATTTCCAAATGATGGATTTATTGTAAAAAGAAATAATACAGCAACCAGTCAAAGTTTATATTCTATATTTGACCCCACAACAGCAACTGGTTCTGCAGAGGGAAATTCAACACCACTTGGTAATTTGAAATTCTTTTCAAGAGAAACTCACACAATCTTTCCGCCAAAGTTAGAAGTGGAGTGGGATGATTCATCATGGAACACGGGAAGTTTGGGTGAATTAGCAGCAACTGATTTAGATAGGTTGACCGTTTACTTTCAAAATATGAGGCCTGAATACAAAGAGAAATCAAAAGTAAAGTTTAGAGTTGTGGGTAGAGAATTATATCCAACAAGAGGATTTGAGACAACTCCAGCAGCATTAACAATTAAAACTTTACCACAAGGTACTACTGCAATGGGACAAGGTACATATTATTCAGTAAAGGATGCTCATACCGAGGATGTAATAATACCATTTAGTACAGGCTCAATAGTTAGTTGTGATTCAAGTGGTAATTACTTTAATGTATGGATGGATGGTTTCCAACCCGAAAGATTTTATAGATTTGAGATTAAGGTCGTTAGTGGTAGTGGTGTGAATCAAACTTCTATGATATACGATGATGATTATGAATTTAAAGTGGTGAGGTAAAATGCCTTTAACGTATGAACAGGCTAAGAGTAGAGATTTTTATCGCAATATACAAGATGCGGATGAACAAAAACATTTAAAAGCCGTTGAAGAAGAAAAGAACAGAGCTGCAATAAGTGGTTCTGCAATTGATGCTTTAAATCCGTTACGAGATGAAAATGGTTTCTTATTATCGTATGAGGACCCAAACGAACCAGGAAAAACTTTAACAGAAGATTATCAATATGTTCGACTTAATGTTGAGCAAAAATCTTCAGCAACGGGTGATACGATTAGACATTTTGGAGATGATTTACAATTTTTAGAAATTATGCCAAGGGCAACTGAAGAACCAATTATGACTGAAGCAGAACTCAATTTGATGAAAACTGATTTAAGAAGTAAAATAGAAGAGCAAGATATACTCAATCAAACATTAGATGTAACTATGAAACAATTACAAAATTCAATTGCAGTTACGAATGACCTTCCGGAGCCATATCCAAATGTGGATGAAGAACTTGCAAATATTCAAGCATCAAGAGAAGAAATTAGTGAACGAGCTAAAAATGCTAGTGGATTACTTGATAGTGAGAAACAAGGTAAAAAAACTGCAGATGCAGTTACAAATTTATTAGCGAAAACTACTGGGGATTAATGAATGTTACAATTTGGCTTAACTGAAAAAGATAGAGAACAATTAGAATATCCAAAAAGATTGTTTAGTGGTTTTGGTAGAGACCCTAACGACTTTATACATTTCTATGTATATGATATGGAAGATAACTTATTGGAAGATGATATTCTCAATATGGGAGATGTATTATTCCGTAATGATAATACAATTGATTTAGATGTCGGTGGCCACATCAGAGATTTAGGATATGATTCGGGAGAGTTCAAGGTAAAGTATCTTTTCCTTAGAAGATTAGCTGGACAAAAGAAAACCATTATGGTAAATGATGAGGGATTCATCAATATGGGAAAAATATCCACTAAGGTTATCAATGGTAAAACAAGATTTTTCAAAGGTGGGGAAACACCAACAAATCAAACTTTAGAAGAGGTATATGCAAAAGAAATGAAATATGTGGTGAAAGAAGTTTCACCATCAAAAAATGAAGTAAAGGTAGATATTCAATTAATTAATAATATACCATATCGTAAGAATTTTGCTGGTATAAATAAAGATTTTGTTTATGTTCCAAATAGAAAAGGTGGTTCTGGTGCTGGAACAATCAGATTTGACAAAACTGATGGTAATGTCTTAATACTTACTCCTGGTGAATCCGAAAGAGGGTTCACGGATGCTATGGTGGGTGGTGATATTATTATTAAGGGTATGTATGAATACACACTAACCGAAACTAAAATGGTAGAGATTAAGGTTAAAAAAGAAACCCAAGTTTTAGTTGATAAAGGAAATAGAAATACCCCCAAACCTACTGATAAAAAAGTATTATTCAATGATATTGTAAAAACTACTATCGATAAAGAACCTGTTGCAGTACGAGAAATATTAGAAACAACACCCGGTCCTGACCAAGATTACGAAGATTATAGAGATAGGGATGATTACGGAAGTGTTTGTTTTACTGGGGATACAAAAATTAAATTAAGTAATAATCGTACCATTCCAATCAAGATGATGAGACCTGGTATGAAAGTTAAAACCGAACAAGGTTACGCAAAAGTATTAAAGGTAGTTAAGGATAATCGACCTTATGGAGATAAATTAGTTCGTTACAAAAATCTTACCACTACAGACCATCACCCAATTAAACATCAAGGTAAATGGTACTTAGCAAATGAAGTTGGTACTGAGTTTAAAGCTGGGGCATTAGATGTTTGGAATCTAATACTGGATAAACATCATACTATTATTGCTAATAATGTAACATCTGCAACACTTGGTAAGTGGAATAGTATTACTCATTTCTTAGAGAATAGAGATAAAAGAATTAATATGTTAAGATTATCTGAAGATTTTGAAGATGGGGGTGGTAGTGGAGGTGGTTCAGGTACCGCATACCAGGCTGATGATGAATTGGAAGAAATACTTGAAGAAGTAATTAATAACATACCAGAAGATGAAGATTTTCCACAAGAAAGACTTACGGCACCACCACTTGAACCAGATAACGAATATATTGTTGATGTAAAACCAAGACCAATTACAAAAGAAATAATTGAAGATTTTGCTACTGATGAAGAGTCTATTCTAAAATTTAAAACTGTCGTAACATTTGAAAACGAATTAGTTCCAATTGATGTGTTCACTCAAGTACCCGTTGATTTTACAGCTAAGGTTGTTGAGATAATGGATTATAATAGAATAAGAGTTGATACTTCATATGAAGAAGGAGCAAATAAAGCAGACCATAGTGGTGAAGATAGATTTAATGATGTATTTACTGATATGTTTTTAACTTTTAGAAAAAATAAAGTAACCAGATTAAATACTTACATGGTTACTAAAGAGGGATATCACTTATGTATAAATATACTTGATGCACCCAAATCATCACTTCCTGATAGTGATAGGAAATTACCGATACGTGATGTGGCAGATAGAACTGCACGATATATTAAAACATATTCACCATTACCAGAGACGATTGAGAAAAATGATTTAGTTTATTTCGTAGAAGAAAAGATGGAGCCATACGAAGATATGGTAAGATTAACAAAGTTTGTAGAGGAAACTCCTGAAGTATTATTTTTAAGAGTTCCAAATTTAAACTCAACAACAAATCCAATCAATTTTAGAGGTACTAATTATAAAAGGTATGATGATTTAATTGGAACTGATACTTCAGTTCAAGATGATATAACAAATTACATACACTCAAGTAGTTTATTAGATGTACAACTATCAATTGATTATTCTAAACGAACTGATGCAATTGGCTTAGACCGTACGGATTATGGATTTGGAAACTTTATTAACTTTGGTGGAGCAGAAAATAGAGTTAGAAATTTTAAAAAGAAAATAACATTGTTAGAGGGATATAAAGTAGATTCACATAATTTAATAAATATATCTTCATCAGCTGATACTCGTGCTAGTATTAATATGAGAAAACGAGAAGTGATAAATAGTTTTGACCCATATGAAAATTATCTATATACTATCTCATCAAGTTATTCAACAAGTTCACTTGGTGAGTTTTATGATGCATCTTGGCCTAAGACAAGTTGGTACAGACTTTGTGTTAGAACATACAAGTGGTTCAACATTTACTACTTGGTTTAATACTTGGACTGGATACGCAAAAGAATTTGATACTTATAACCAAAATAGCTTAGTAAATAATTTACCACTTCATGTGGCGAGCGATACAGAGAATAAAGTATTCTTAGATTTTATGGATATGACTGGACAACAATTTGATGAGATATGGTCTTATATTAGACACTTCACAGATATCAATGAGCGAAGTAATAAATTATCAGAGGGTATTTCAAAAGATATAGTTCGCGAAGTAGCGAAGAGTATGGGATTTGAAGTTGATAGCGGAAATGATTTAGTTATCTTACCCGAATATTTGTTAGGTAAAACCGAAAGTGGTGCAGATAAATATGAATCACCACAAGAAGCTGTAACCGAAGAAATATGGAAAAGAATTTTAGCCAATATGCCATTCTTTATGAAGAACAAAGGTAACCAACGAGCAATGAAAGGATTGATAAATTGTTATGGTATTCCGAGTTCAATATTAAGAATTAGAGAATATGGTGGGCCAGATTTAAATGATAGTATCAGTTACGAAATAAAAAGAAAATTTAATTATGCTGCTGATTTTAAATCAAGTGAGTATTTACAATTTCCTTGGCAAGATGATGGTACAAGTGGAATCAAACCAGAAACTTTAGAATTTAGATTTAGAGCACCAACATCAAAAGATATGACAATAGTTCAGAAAGGTGTTGGTAATCATAGTTTTGCAATCCAATTACAAGATAACGGAGCAACCGATTCTTATGGTAAGTTAAGAT